TTTATTCTCCAACAATTCTTTCATATTATCTAATATTGACATATCACCTCTCCTTAATTTATTATTATTACTGTTATTTAAGTATTTATATAAATTACAAAAATCCTGAGCACTTTTAAAAAGCACTCAGGACTTTAACGAATAGGAGAAAATAATATATATATATGTTAAATCAACATACTTCAAAATTTATCAGATTTACGACACCCACCATTTTCAGTTTGTGACCCACAATGGTGGGGATATTCACATACACTCCCATTCCAAAAATCACAATAATCTTCTGTATAATCTAAACAATCAATATTTGGTATTTCACAAAACCCACCACCTCCCGGATTTATATTATATCCAATGGATTTATCGGTAGCACTTAATTCAGCAATCCAGACTATTTCTTTTTCGTTGACATCCCCAGAAGTACAGTAGTCAAGTATTTCTCTAATGAAATTTTCTTTACCATATTTGTCAACTGAACGTTTTAATATAATACCAGAACCTAAATACCCATCATCGGCTGAAGAACAATGTTGTCCAACATAGATTTTATTTGTAATTAAATTTGTAGTTTTGTAAATTATGTAACACATATAGAAGTACCTCCAACTAAGTTTTAAAATGAGAGATGATGAAGTAATCTTTGAGTTGGCAAAGAAAAGGTAATTAATCTCTGTCCTCCAATCATCTTATATGTATTTATATAAATTCTTTTACAAATTTATGAACATCACTAATATTCTTTTCTATGTCGATATTTTCATTTATAATCCAATCAATCGTATGCTTTATTATATTTCCCATAATTGAAGATGGCTTAATTTCGGGTCTTAATTTCATTATCAATGCACCATTAACAACCTTACGTATATTATCAATACCCTGTTTGCCTTTAAACCAATCATTAAGACCTGATATATACATTTCAGTCTTATCCCAATCACAACTATCAAATATATTTCCACGACTCTTAGAATCACAATATGATGCTTTTAAAAGAACACCCCAATATTTATGGTTAACAAGCAACATAGCTTTAGATTTTTTAACTTTTCGAAAATCGTGGAGTGTCATGTGATTCAAAGCAACAAATTGACAACATTCTTTTAATTCATTTGAAAATTTCAACCTATCTGCTATAATACCAATCAACGATTTGGCTTCCAAATGATGTTTGTAATAATGATACATACCATCTTTACAACTATAACATGAAATTTTTCCCACATCATGCAAAAGAATTGACCAATTTAACAACACATCTTCATATTTATTACATCTCAATGCTTCTATAATATGTCCATATACAGTTGAGCCACCTTCGGGATGGAACTTTGGGTTATGTTTTAATGATTTCATTGCTGATATCTCAGGAAGTATATATTGAAGTAATCCAGTCAAATCCATCAACTCAATAGCATTTGCAAATTGTTCACCACTCAAGTCAGCCATTTTATTAAGCTCTTTGAGTATTCTTTCCCAAGAAACATTTACAATTTTATGAGCGTTTTTCTGAATAGCTTCAATACACCGTTTTTCAATACCGAATTGTAATTTTGAAGAAAATCTCACAGCTCGAAGCATACGAAGATAATCTTCAGCAAAACGTTCATCAGGGTTACCGACAGTATCTATACACCCAATTCTAATATCACTTTGTCCATTAAAATAATCATAAATACACCCATTTACATCAATACCCATTGCATTTATTGCAAAATCACGCCTTTTTGCGTCACCCTCAAAATCTTTTATCATTATAACAGAATCTGGATGTCTACCATCACCATATCCAGATTCTTGACGATAATTGGCAATTTCAAAAACATAATCTTCATATTTAATGACAAGAATCCCAAAATCCTTATTTTTTCCAATATCAATACAATCAAAATGAGGTTCGAATTTTTCAATAGGAATATTTGTTGCAAAATCCACATCATTTATTTTAAATTTTTCACCCTTAAGATATTCCAAAAATGAAGAATATCTTTCTTTACCACACAACACATCATCATTATTTTGATGTTCATAGTTATCAATAGCAATACACATATCTCTAACAAGTCCACCAACCAAAAGAACTTCATGATTAAAACTATAACCATAATATTTGAGAATTTTCATCAATTCAACAGCAACTGATAATTCTTTTGAATAATTTAAAAAATCTTTCCAATATTTCATTTTACCACACTTTCAGTATCTACAACATTATCCCAATTGGCACCCCACTCACATGATAATTTTAACAACCCAAATTCATCAAGCAAAATAGTAGCAATTGCAGTTGGTGCAGGGTATCCATATTCAGGACATGACTCAAAATAAAATGGTTCAACACACCCACTATATGATTTAAATATAATATTATCTTCTAATATTATTAATCTTACTTCATTTTCATCTGGAAACCAATATATTTTTATTATATTTGGTTCTGCATTCTTACTATCATTTACTTATTTTATTACCTGTTTTTTCATTTTATTTACACCTTAAAAATTTCAAAATCAGTTTCTTCCAAAGCCCAACATGCAATATTATAATCTACTTGCAATTCTATCCGAACTCTTTTTTTCTTTTTTCTTGGATAATTGTATGTATCCATCCATTCTTTTTCAATTCTTTCTTTATCTAATTGTGCCTTATCACACACAGAAGATATCTCATCCATTGCATTCAAAACTATACCACCAAAAAACATACACATCTCCTTTGAAAAATTATTTGACACCAATATAATTCATGGGAACATGGATGTCAAGAGTAAAATAAAAAAGGATGAAACTTTTTTCAAAATTTCATCCTTTGGCTGAACATGTTCCAAATAGGAACATGTTCGCAACTGTTTGTACTCATGACACATCAGCTATTTATTCTTCATCATACTCTTCTTCATTATCATAATCACATTCATCTGGGTCTAATTCACATTTTAATTCACCAACATCTGTAGCGTCAAATTCTGTATAATCATCTTGACCATAAACATCTTCTGGGTCTTTTCCCACAGCAGCCCAATATGATAAAATAAATTTTGGAGGAATTGCCCCTTTATATCCATAGATACCAAATTCCTTTGAAACAGAAAATGGTTTTTCTTTGTGAGTTTTTTCACTCCCGTGTGTTGGTTTATCCATATGTGTATAAAACAACCCAACATCAGAATCACCATCCATGTGTTGTCCTGTTTGAACCTCAACATCATAATCAGCAACCATCAAATCCTTATTAGGGATTTTAAATTCAACAACCAATGACACGCCACCACGTTTTTCCGCAGTCATTTGGGCATGACTCATCGCTTCATCAATACGTGTTGAAAAGAAAATCTTATCAGGGTGTTCAATTTTTATTGCACCTGCTAACCAATTTGATTCTTTTGCTCCCGGTCTTAAACCAATTCTTGAAATTTCATCAAGATATTCAGAAGTCGTTCCATGATATGCAACATCAGGAATCTTGCCCTTGATTTCATATTTTGAAGTTTCCTCACTACCATAATCATCTCGTGGATATTCTACATTATCAATTCCCAATTGTTTCACAACTTTCTTTATAAGAATTGATGACTTAGGGTCGAGTTTAAATGACCCATATGAATCAACATTCATGTTATTATATTCATCAACACTCCCAACCAACACATCAGGTACATATTCAGAAACCTGTTGTTTTAAATCATTAGAATCAACATCTTCCAAATCACCCTCACCTATTTTATCCTCAAGATTGAGATTGGTAATGATTTCTTTTTTTGTGTTTTCCCAATCAGGGGATTCATCATCAAGGAAATAAATCCATTTATTGAAAGCCATAATATCTTGACTTCCCTCAGATTTTCTTTTGCCCTTGAGAAGCATTTCATTAATGACATCCTCATTAAAATAGTGTTCTGTAAATGACATTACTCCTCCCTATAAAACTGACTAAATTTACCTTCTTCTACTTCTTCCTCTTTACTATCACCACGACCATCCAACTCTTCAAAATCATCTTCATCGTCATCAGCATGGTCAATACTAAATTCTACATCCTTTAAATATGAATATAAATCAAGAAGAAATATCGTTGAATCTTTGAATTTACTTATTTCAAAGAGCTTCTCTTCATCATCAGTATCAACATCCGTGAATGAATAATCATCAATAGACTCAGCGTCTTCGACATTCTTTGTCATGTATTTTTTAATTGCTGTAACGGGAAGTTTATGAATTTTTACTACATCATAATCATCATCAAATAGATTCACTACATTCTTGCTATCAGTTGTTCCAAGAACTAATTTATCTGCTTGTATGATATCCTGAACATCTTCAATTTCATCTAAATCCTTTGACGCAACATAGACATCCATTGTTCTGATTTTTTTGTCAAGGTCTCTTAATTTTTCAAAGTCACCTTTTGTCATTTTAGTATCAGCTTTGCCACGTTTAAATCTGTTAGGATTGTATTTAAGTTGTTCATCTGGAGTCAAACTACCAACACGAACACGTGAAATACGTCCCGTTGGAGTTCGATGTGTTACAATCTTTTGTCTCCAATCAGCACCACCACTATAATATTCTATTAAAAATTTACCCATATTTACCACCATTGTGTTGACGTTTTTTTTCAGTCATACCGATTGATGTTTCAGTCCTTGCACATTCGGCACAAATGTCATGTGAAAGATTTCCAATAAATTCCTCCAACACATAAAACTTATTATTATATTTTATTCTTCTACAATTAGAACAAATAATTAATGTATGTTTACCATATAAGATTAAATACAATAATATTAATATTGGTATCAATGCAATTATAGTAAACACTGATAGCAATTTAAATACAACCCCAATTACTCCAAATATAATAAATGATACAACACAACTCAAAGCTGTAAATAGTAACACACATGAGATATTAAAGAGAGTCTTTAATAACGTTCTATGAGTCAATACGGATATTGCTTGTAATTTATTTATTCTATCTTTTAATTCATTTATTTCTTTATCACCATTTTCTTTTTTCTTACACTTTTTCAGAAACCATTGTCGTAATCCCATTATAAATCTTCTCTATCGCCCTTTCTAATATTTGAATAATTTCTAATTCTGTTGAGGGTTTTGACATTATAGGAATATTAAATTGTTTCGACAATTCACGCACCCGTTTATTATTAGCATATCCCGTTATAAAATACGAATATGCAATTTTACCTATTGCGTCTTGAATTATACTTTCCGATGTACCACCGATTATATTCCAATCCAAAATAGCTAAGTCAAACCCCATATGTTTAAAATAATAATATTCTTCGTTGTTCGCTACAGACACCACTTCGAGTGTCTCGTTAGGTTTTAGTTTTTTTACAATATGTTTTATTATACCAGTATAAACTTGAACTAATCCCAAACTATCTTCTACAATAAGAACTTTCATTTTATCTCCATTACTTTTCTAATTGTGACATTCTTTGAACATTTTGTCTAACACTATCACGAATCATTTTGATATTATTTTCATTCATCAAAGTCTTATCTCTAACATCCTCAAATTTAACAAGATGTTTTTCAAAATCATCTTTCTTGATATATGATGTTAAAATCACATTTTTCAAATCAGCAAATTCTTTTCGTTGACTTTTTATTTCAGCCTTTAATTCTTCTATTTCTTTTTTCCCGTTCTTATTTGTAACCCAATCCCATATAGCTTTCACAAGAACAGCTACAACAGAAGATACCCCGGTTGTGATTAGAACAGTTGTAAGAATGTCCATGAGAACCCCCTTATATAATAAATACTAATATATTTTGTGTATATTAGTATTTATATAAATTGCTATGTTATTATTTTATTTCTTTTTAAATGCAGCAAACCCAGTTAAAGTATCCATGATAAACAATTGTTTCCATTTGGTATCATCCAATAAAAAATCTTTGATGTATTCTGCCTTTCTGGTTTTCCAATCATGACAAATGACAATAGTGTCTGTCTTAAACTTGTCCTTAAATACATTATATTCATCCAACGTGGTTTGATTATCATCAGCACCATCAAACAATACCATATCTACTTTGTCAAATTCTTTGAGCTTCTTAGTAAATATATCAACACCAGTTCCAAAATGAAACTCCACATTATCCCGCAATGGTATCAAATCTGGTTGGGTTTTATAAAAATTCAAAGCATGATTATATGCACCTATATGTGCCTCAGCAGTATACAACATCCCATCATTGTTCACATTATATAATCCTGCTGCCAAATAATATGTGCTACCACAACCCATCCATGTACCTATTTCAAATATATTTCTTGGTTTGTATTTGATAACAAGATTATACATCGCTTCACGTTCATCAGGACTCATCTGCCCCACTTGATTACTTCTATTAAAATTAACTTCTAATTGACTTCTTCCAATAAAACTCATTCAATCTCCTTTAAAAATGCTCCATTTGTAAGCGTTGCCCTATCCATATATGCCAAATTAAATTTTCTATGATGTTCTTTATATATCCAAGGTGAGAACATAAAAATCTTACTCGCCTCACTAAGCCAAGAAGCCCACCAAGAAAATGTGCTATTAGATGATACAATGATATCTGAATTCATAATGAACTGAAAATCAGACCGAACTGTACTTGACACAAACTCAGGATTAAATTCTTTAAAATTTTCCATGTATGGGTCATTTATATCATCAGACACTATATACAATTTTCTATTAGTACCACACCCTAATTTTTTAAATCTCTTACGATACCAATTGGGATGAATAACAACACCACCATCGAATTGATGATAATCACCTAATCGAATATGTGCAGTAACAGAACCATCCGTTCTTTTATTTATTTCATAATCAAAAAATGATTTTATCAAATCTTTATTTAAATCATATATTCGTGGGTCTTGAAAATATCCACCGATATACAGAACATCACTATAATCAGGTGTTAATATTATTTTATCCGTAGTGTCATATGGTATGGTATCAACAGGGAACTTATCAGACATCACTTTAAACTCAGTTATTGGATTACTCACAGTTTCTGCTAAATATAGATTGTTTTGTTCTGCTATTATTCTGGCAAACACATATTGAAACATATTGTTACCAACACCACCCACATAATTTGTTCTAATCATTACAGACATCCTTTACTTTTTTTGCTAACACCCAACAATCAATTGGGCAGGTTACATCATTTTTCCATGATACCTGTCTATAATCAGCCCATTTATTTTCAACAAACATTTTTTCCAAATATTCAAAGTTTCCCCATTGTCCTAACTTGACAACTTCAAACCCACACTCTTCCACCAATGCACCAAACCCAACTGCGGTGAATCCAGTATAAAAATGAATAGGTGTATCATGTGGCATATTATTAACTGGAACAGTCGCATAAAAATATCCATCCATCTTCATATGACTGTTAATATTTTTAACACTCACAAATGGATTATACAAATGTTCTATTGTTTGATTACATATAACAAAATCAAAATCTTTATCATCTAAATCCATAGTATGTAAATCATACAAATCTGGATTTGAAACATAATTACAATATGAAACATATTCCTTTGTAATAAACTCCAACTCTGAGTCACCCTCACCATTCATCACGAGCATTTTATCTGATGAAATCCCAAGTTCTTTAATCATTTTTCTGAATTCGATTAAAGATGTGATGCGAGTGAATGCTTTATTTTCCCATTCCCACTGCCCATCATTATACTTTGTCAACGTTTCATCATATTGGGGGATATATAATTTACTATGAATCAATTCAATGTCTTTTTTTTGTCAACATAATTTATATCCACTGGATGTTATCAAACTCAACATCTTTAAAATTACTAAGCAGTATAGTTTCTGGATGAATATTATCATAATATTTTATAAATTTAAAATTTTCTTCAATTTGTTTATGTAAATGATTCAATTTTCGAATATAATAATCATAATCATGAATCACAACATAATTACTTCTGTCTTTTAATTTTAATGCAGCTTCAATTCTTGCTTCCCACGGGGACTGGTCTATAAAAACCAAATCAAAAAAATCACTATCATTAAATAAGTGACATCCAAATTCATCCCAATTTTCAATATGGGAAAATTTATATTTTTCACTACCATATTTATTTTTTATATTATTAAACCAACCAGCGTCAGTTTCAAATGAATAGACATCCAAATCCAATTGTTCTTGGACATATTTTAAAAATGGAGAACTTCCTTCACCACATCCAAGCTCTAAAACTTTAGAACCACTTGTTATAACATTTTCAAACAAATATTTCATCAATGGCAAATGTGTGTAATAATCATTTTTTATCGGCAAACTTAAATCATATCCCATATTATTCTCTTAAATTGTTAATTGTGTTAGAAATGAAATCTTTCCAATATGATAGTTTCATCATATCCCAATTCCATTCGGTGTTATTAATTATTTCATATTGTTCATTAAGAAATTCCTCTGTCACATCTTCCCATTTATCAACAATCAATATTGGGAGTTCTTTAGCAAATGTTTCAGCGAATACATTCCGTTCCATTACTGGATATGCTCCCATATACAGTGCTTCCCATGTTCTATGACAATCCAAACCATTGCCTTCCGGTGAAAATACAAACTTATGTTCCTTCATTTTGTGAAGATATTCGTTGTAATCAGCACCATTTGGTCTGTTATCAATAGTACACCACACATTATCTTTCATCGCTTCAATTAGTGGTGGTCTTGAAAATAAATTGGTGTGTGGATTGATATTCAGAAATATTAATTTATCACGTTGTGGTTGTAATCTCATCATATCTAAAATCTTCCCATGTTTATCGAGGTTCCTAAACCACCGACTCCTCTCAAGTCCTATTGGTAAACAAACAATACGTTCATCATCAACACCAACATTTTGTGAAAACATCATTTTTAATTTATCTGGGATAGTATCCCAATGTAAATCATAAAATCTATCCTCATTCATTGGCTTTCGTATAAGACCTGAAGGTAAAATACACCCATCACCATTATGATACATCACAAACTTATTATCCAGTGAATTGTTTATACCTATTCCTTCACAATAAACAATTCCCAACTCTTTAGCAATTTGTTCAAAACCATCACCGTCAATTAATTCTTCTCTGTTCAAGACATAAACTCCTTAACTCGTTTACAATGTATATGTAAATTATTCAATTTGTATTTATTACCACTTTTATCAACTACAAATATACAGCGTCTTCCTTTATCATCTTCTATCCACTCATATTCATACTTTCTTTCAGGATACATCTCTTGACCAATCCAATGATGTGGGAAGCGTTCTGCACCCAACATACCACCCGGTGTACCACCAAGCAACTGTCCCCATGTAGCACAATCAAATAACAAATCCGTTGACTCACCCAAACCTTCTTGGTGTGGTAGTATAGGAAATGCCTGAACCTTATCAGGATAATCCAAATTAAGTATGTTCAGAAATTTCATTTCACTCATAAATTTTTCATTTAATCTATCAGTAACCAAATTAGGATTCCGCAAAAAGTTTATAAACTGCTCATTCATAAAAGAAATCGCTTTCAAATTATCAACATATATAAACGCACCTGTTGATATTTCAGGTCCAGTTGGATTTATAACAACCGAATCTTTACAATGCTTTTTTACAAGTGGTAATAGATTAGTCAGGTCATTATAAATCGTTACATCATTTTCGATATGGAATACAGTATCTAATTTTATTTTCTCCATCAACGATTCTAAGATGATAAAACGCTCACACGTCACACCCCAGAATCCTTGTAAAGTAGAAACATTTTTAAATTCCTGTACTCTATGATGGTCAAGTAATGATTCATAATCAATAACTGTCATATCATCCAAATGTGTCATATCACAATGTTTAGATTTGACGAGAATCAAATTCCCATCATAAAACTTCCTCACCTGTTCAATTGTGTCACCAATATAATCAGGTAAGGTATTTCCAATATGTATCAATACCAGATTCATATTCTTTCTCCTATGTCCATGAATGCATTGAAAACGTATCAACATCTACAAACTTCATTTGGTCTATTTTATTCTTTATTTCATCTTCAGACCACACAGCTTCATCAACACTACAATGCCTACCTTCCATATTGGATGATATTTGTCTGATGGAATATAAGTCTGGATGATATTTGGTAAAGAAATTACCATACACATCAGCTTCTGATGGATAACATTCACCAGATTTAATAACACCATAAGATTTTTCAACGAAACTCTCAACCGTATAATCAAATTTATCCAACATCGACTTAATAATTTTCTTGCTGAAAAAATTCATATCTGCTAAAAATGTATGGTCAGTATGTCTTTCATACCCAAACATCGCATTATTATAAACATAATATTGTCGATGGTTTTGAGCGAAACTAATATTCCATATTGGTTTTCCATCATCAGTAAACATAGACATTGGTTTGTTTATTATTGTATCAGCGTCAATAGTCATATAATAATCATTTTCAGTGACATCTTGGAACAATTTTAAAAATTGCTGATATATCCAGTTTGGTCTGTGATTAATTCTGGATTTATCAATTTCCAGAACGTCGTTTTCATTATGCCATATAACACCATCAATATCAACTTTATTTGGAGTACAAATATGTATATTATCAAACCCAACAACATTTTGCTTTATAGCGTCTACACAAAATGGTAATTTTTGATAATCTTTTATTCCACAAACAAGAAACACATCAAATTTATTTTCTCCATCAAATTCCACTTCAACATCCTGATGACAAGAAATATTTTTAAAATCCACAAATTTATCAATATTTATAGTTTTGCCGGATATGAATTTTTCATTTAACAGTTCTGGTGATACATCACCACACAAGTTGCTAAAAACATTCTGAACTCTATTCATTGGAATATTGAATAATTTTGATTTATCATAACATATCATTTGTTTTTTTGTAGAAGTATTATGTATTGTGATAGTAGCTTCAAATAAATTTGGATTGGTATAACTAAACTTCTCCACACTATTTATAACATCACGCTTCTTAAATATGTTTCCATCAACAGACATCGGATATCCCCAATCCCCTTCACAATCTTTCCAATCCCACATATTATTTACCATTTCTGGTTTAGCAATATCACGATTTAATGGATGACAGAAAGTTATATCTGGATGTAATCTCAATGATAATGCCAATACAGATTCATCACTTTCAAATTTCTTATATATGTCATCATCAAAACTAAAATCACTTTTCCAAATAATATCATCAACAAAAAATTGTATTGTTGATTTGGTTCCATGTTTACAAATATTAACCAAATTTTCTTTAAATGAAGTTTCTTTAACAAAATTAAATTCTGGATACTTGTTACATAAAATTTCATACCCATTATCAAAAATTTCATCTGAACATTTGTATAAAATATTGACAGAACATGAGTCCAAATTCTTGTGATGTTTTTTCATACTCCTCAAAAAAGCGTCCAATTGCATTGCTCTATCTTTACTAAAAACAATTATATCAGTCCCTACTTCAGTATACAGGGTGTACGGTTTCTTATTTGTGATTTGTATATGATTGTCACCTTGATTTGTTCTGAATTTATCATCATTAAAAACAGTTTCTCTGTTGTATATATACATAACATCAGGTATAAATTTAACTCTATCAAAACCTGCCATTTCTAATGAAGGAATCATAAGAGCAACATCACCAGCCGTTTCAAAATATTCACCATTGTCATTCTTTAAATCCTCTTCTTTAATCGAATTCCATATCTTCGCCTTTATTGTTCGCACATGCGTTCCCTTAAAGAAAGCATGACGTATATCATTAAACTCTTCTTTATGATATGGCTGAGAATTATTTGGCTTTAAAGACCCTGGATTCGGATAATCAATCCAACTACCATGTGTCACCAATGTATCAGGATATCGCAAATATGTATTTTCTATTACAGTCATTACTCTATCATGTGCAAACCAATCATCAGAATCCAATGTCATTACAACATCTTCAGGATTAGGATTCATCAATTTAACACATTTTCTATGATTATATAAAGAACCCATTCGTTCGTCATTCATCACAACTTTAATTTTGTCAGATTCATATTTCTTAGCAATGCTATATGTATTATCATCACTTGGGTCTAATACAATACAGGCTTCCCAATTAGTATGTTTCTGTTTCAATAATGACGCAATACACCTGTCAATATATTTTTCAACTTTCCATCCAGTAATTTCAACTTTAAAATGAACAGAATCGTCAAACAATTTTAATCTATTAAAACTTTTGGAATCTGGATTTAATTGAATAATTTCTTTATCTTTAGAAGTAACACTAAATCTTGGAACTTTTTCACCAAGTAAATTATTACGTATCGCACCTTCAGGGTCACTAATAAAAAATTTATCCGGTTGTATAGATTCATAAAGAGATTCATGCCCAAGACGACATCCAACCATCACTGTATCAATGGGAGTCTTGCCAAGATATTCTTCAACATAAGCAACCCACTCAGGCTCATATTTGGGATTACCATACCAAGGCCCAACCATCAGTACCCTTTCCATATGTTTTGCTCTATTAGGGTGGTCTTGGAATTGTAAAATCTCACATTTTTCTTGAAATGTGAATAATTTATAATTACTAAATCTGCTTTTCCATAAAGCATAATCATAAATTAATTGGTCACGTTTTGTTGATGAATCATCTTTCATTTCACTCCAAATTAAATCACACATATTATTTAATTTATTATCATTTAATTTACGAAGAGAAAAACCAGTTTCAACACAACTATCATCTTTATCTTTATATCCTTCATTATAATACCTATTGACTTGATTTACCATCTTATCAATATTATCTTTTTTTAATTTAACATTAAGATTTAATTCATTTTTTACCAAATTATTAGATGGGTGTTTTTCTATCCATAAAGCATTATCTGATTTTATAAATTCATCAACAAATTCATCAAATTTATTAAAATCAAATTTCCATATTGATGAATCTACCCAAATCACATAATCATATTTATTTTTATCTAATATATTATGAAGATTCCATTTGTAATAATATGCAGATTTTGAAATATTATTTGGAATTTTTAAATCATTATATTTAATATCCCAAACAGTTGATTTTATTCTTTTCATATTAGTGAATAATATAAAATCATATTTATCTTTATCAACATTTTGTGGTTCATATATTTTTGTATCATATGCTCCAGTAACAACACTAACAACCGCAATTTTCTTTTCCATTTCAAACCTCAACTGTTTTAATTAACCAACCCTTATATCTTTTATTTTTATTTATATAATATCCCGAAGTAATAGATTTATACACAAATCCCATTTCACCACAACATCGTTTTAAATCAAAAATCAACATTTCAAAATTATCTTTTTGTATAACATATTTCTTTTTTAAACTATTACTTATTTTTTGTTTAGTTTCAATTGTATGTTTTTTACCTAAATTAATATAGCTTTTAATGCATTTTCTTTAGAATCAGACATCACAAAACACACATCACCCCAATTATTAGGATATAAACAATACATTTTCATTAAAACTTTCCTCCGGTTCAATTATAAACAAATATGTCTAAATATAATAAATTCTAAAAATATAGTCAATAGTTATTTTCAAATAAAAAAGGGAGACTCAATTGAATCTCCCCTATATTTATACATTCACTATTTCTACTACATTAGAGCCACTTAGTGCCCTCAATAACCATAGAATTTTCTTCAATCTTTTCTTTTGGTTCTGCAACTTTCTTTTCTGCTTTTTTAGGAGCATAAAAGATTTCTTCAGCCATATATTTAGAACCATTAGTTACCAGTTTGCTTTCGCCCTCTTCCACTTTACCTTTCATTCTTTCAAGAATTGCTTCTTTCACTGATTCAGGTAATGCTTCAACATCAACAGGTTCACCAAGGTCTTCTGTCAATTCAGTTTTTGTTCCAACAAATGTATTAACACCATTTGGAGCGGTTGCATATTCGTCCATTTCAAATACATTATCTCCGATAGTAACAACAAAATGACCTGTTTCTTTGTCTTTAAAAGCTGTCACATCAGGAATAGTCTCTTCATTCATTTTATCGTCAATGTTTTGGTTGTAATATGTATTAGCGTCACCAACAACATCTCCAAAATATGTTTCTCTTTTTTCATTTAATAACATTAGTCTTCTTCTCCCATTAGATAGTCTAAGTAACTTTCGCCTTCTTTTTTAAGTTTGTCACCCTCTTCCAGTGAATTTAATTTATCATATAATTTCGCTCGTTTATCAGATAAGTCTTTATATTCAGGATTGCTTCCGTCAACATGACCATCTTTTTTAGGAAACGATGTTAATTTTTTACTAATTTTTTCGATATTAGCTTTTATTTTGTCTTTATCATTACATGATTCATCAATTTCTTCATCTTCAGTTTCGTCAAGTTCTTCCTTCTTTTCTTCAACTACTTCTTCCTCTTCATCTTCAGACTCAGGAACTAAATATTCATCACCAAGAATTTCTTCTTCCTCTTCACCATTACCGAGTTCATCTTCAAGGTCGTCTTCACTCTCTTCTTTATCATCAACTAATGATTGAACACCAGCTTCGATACTATCAAGTTGTGCTTCGATATCAGACCACTTAACATCCAATTCCTCTTCAGGTTCTTTATAATTCTCTTCAGATTCTTCATCACCAATGTCTTCATCATCCTCACCCAACCCATCAATAGGCAATTCGTCAACAGGGTCATCATCCACACCAGTTTTGATTTCAACTTTATCATCTTTAAGTTTAATATCAACAGCAGATTCTTTAAGTCCGTCGTCTTTCTTTTCATCAAGCTCTTCTTTAGACTCATCCATTTCTTTATATTTTTTAGCCAAATCTTCAGCTTTATCAAAATCCATAATTTCATAATTTGGATTCTTTTTTCGTGCACCTTTTAATCTTTTTTCTTTATCATCACCTGTAAATACACCACTCCATATTGCACCAGTTTCTTTATCAGCGATAACGACTTTAGTCGTTTCACTTTCATCAACTATTTCTTTTTCAAATTTTTTCTTTTTTCCAAATTTCTTGCCTTTACCATATGATTCTTCAACTTCAATATCAGGAACAATAGCCATTGGTGGAACAGCAGAACCCATACCACCCATACCACCTCCTGCACCTTTACCTTTATCAACATCATTATTAATTATAATCTTAATAGAACCTTCGTCAAGTTTATCAATCTTTTTAATAATAGAGTCCATATTTTCTGTAACATATGCCACATCAACACTCTTTGGTGCTGTTTTAATATTAGTGAAGTCTGTAGAAACACGAAGTTTCGCTTCAGTCTTTGTTGAAAATGGTGTATCAAATGCTTCTTTCAACACACAATTTAATTTTTCATTATTTTCTTTTACAAGTTTTATTGTATTAGAAACGTTTTCTTTTTCATATTTACTTAAATAGTTAAGAAAATCCATAGTTTAAGTCTCCTATTTTTATTTTAATTTATATTATCCAAAATCAAGTTCTTTTGGTTCACCATCTTCATCAATCTCATTATCAAATCCGTAAAATTCTTCAAACTCATCGAAGTCTTCAACATCATCAACGTTATATTTATAATCATCTTTATTCAAAATATTTCTCCAGATGTAAGTATTTATATATTTTTTAACTATTTAATGTAAAAAGATTTACCTTGTGATATATTTTCCATTCATGTTTAAATTCATGTCTTAACACAAATACAAATACATCATGAGGTTCTATATCTTCATCATCAACTTCAATCAACCCCCAGTTTTTTAAACAGAAGGCTACAGCATTCCGTCTTTTTATATCTTCAGCACACACATTGTCATAACCATTGTCTCTAATTGCAAATAGTTGTTTGAAATGAACAAGATATGTTTCACCATCTTTTTCGTAAATATAACAACTTGGATAAAGTATTTTCTTACGTTTATTTGCTATTCCTATACGGTTAGTAGTTTCTTGTACCACTTTCTTATCAGCTAATAGCTTTATTTTTAAAAATTCCATTCTATCTCCTAACATTTTTCAATTTCAATTATTTATACATCAGAATCAGCTTCCATCATTATTTTAACTAATTCTTTAAATCTTGTCTTTGGTTCCCAATCTAATGTCAATATTGCTTTTCTTGGGTCACCCAACAATATGTCAACTTCAGTCGGTCTATAATATTCGGGGTCAATCTTTACAAATTCAACATCACTATTTTTATCATACCCAACTTCATTTTTACCTTCACCTCTCCATCCAATTTCAATCATAAGATGTTTGCAACACTCCTCAACCATTTCACGAACACTATGTGTCTCACCTGTGGCGATAACATAATCATCTGGTTTTTCTTGCTGCAACATTAACCACATCGCCTCAACAAAATCAGGAGCAAATCCCCAATCTCTTTTAGCGTCAAGATTTCCAAGATAAAGACATTCCTGTTTTCCATTAAATATCTTATTCAATGCCACTGTAATTTTACGTGTAACAAATGTTTCTCCACGTCTTGGTGACTCATGATTAAAGAGAATACCATTACTTGCATGTATGTTATATGCTTCACGATAATTTTTAATCATCCAGAAACCATATAATTTTGCAACACCATACGGTGACCGTGGATAAAAAGGTGTAGTCTCACTTTGAGGAGTCTCTACCACTTTACCATACAACTCACTCGTAGAAGCCTGATATAATCTGGCATTAGGAGCATGGTTTTTAATTGCTTCAAGTATTCGTAATGTCCCAAGTCCGTCAACATCAGCGGTATATTCAGGAATCTTAAACGATACCCCAACATGTGATTGTGCTGCAAGATTATAAATTTCATCTGGTTGAATAGATGATATTAATTGATTTATGACATTACCATCTGTCATATCACCATAATGTAAGAACAATGTTCTATTCTTTATGTGTGGGTCTTGGTACAAATGGTCAATACGTTGAGTATTAAAAGACGAACTACGCCTTATAATACCATGAACTTCATATCCCTTAATCAATAAAAACTCAGCAAGATAACTTCCCGATTGTCCTGTTATGCCTGTAATTAACGCTTTCTTCATAAACTTTCCACCTTTTCAAATTATAATAATTGTGAACAACTTTGTCCACACATTCCTTGACCTAATGTATCTCCACCAACAACGGTTTCAATTGGTGTTGCTGAACACCCACATCCAGAAGTAATTACTGGACATAACTTTTCTGATATAATGCCAGTTGGAGCAAAACATGTCCCTATAACATTATTCCCCGGTTCAAAAACAATTATATTTTCATCATCGTTAGCACCACCTTGGTCAATTAAAACATCCGCAGCACGTGTACGAAATGAACATGAACTACTCCACACACTTTCTTTCCCAGTAATAGTATTTATACTTTTAACTCTCCAGTAATAAAGTGTGTTTGGTTCTAACCCATACGTTATAACATCATAAGTAACCTCTTCAACAATTTTATTATATACCAACTCAGAAAAATCATCATAAGGCGAAACTTGAATCTTATAAGCCATTATATCTCCCAATCTGCTGATGTTGTTGTGAGTGGCATACCACTTGTCCCACATGGGTCAATAAGAGTAGGTTGTGTTGGATTAGAGCCACCAAGTGATGGGTCTTTAAATTCATAACTAATTTCTTCATAATTTAAATTACATGTAAATGATACTTCATCAGAAGCACCCATTGTCAATTGTATAGAACTCAAATTTAACAAAAATAATTTTGTAAACGTAATATTAGCAACCGTTCGTTTTTGATTATCTAATAAACTAAGAACAGCTCTTTTAATATTAAATTCTCTAATCTTGCCTTCATAATTTCCATCTTCAAGTCGTCCATATTTCAGTTCCATCATCCATTTGAAAAAAGTCAAATAATTTACAAAATCTTCAGAAACTTTAAATTCTATTTGTAACTGACTCAATTCAGTATTTCTTTTCTGACCAGCTTGCGGATGATTCACTTGAATCCCCAACGGACCAATAGAGGCAATGTTCCCCATATTGTAATCGGGCAACACTAAACTTTTAATATAGTTCTGAAAATATTTCATATCATCAAGGTCTTTGACATTCGGTATATTACTAAATGTCAAGACCCATTTATCATTATGAAATGTGTTGGGGAATGCAGTGTATGTCATTCGTTATTTCCTCTTTATCATCGGCATTAATGATTTTAGCATAATTTTATTTATATGTTCTGGTAAATATTCTAATTCAACTATCTCAACATCAACTTCGACTTCTCTGATTAATAGAGAATCAAATTCTTTATTTTGTTCAATTCTCTCTTCAATAGCTTTTGAATATTTATCACTCAGTTCTTTAATTTTTGATTCCACATCAGAACCAAATTCATCTTTAATTTTCACAGTATCATCAATATTATTATAAATGATATTATCTGCTTCATCTCGTTCAGCATGGTCATCAATTATTTTTTTTCTCTGTTCAAGATATGTTTTATAATCAGTAGAAACTTTACCCGCCTTTTGAATAGCTTTAACATTCGGCTTAATATTCTCCTCTGTTAATGTTATTGCATATGTAAACATTCTATGATTTTTTTCTTCACTACCAACTTGTTTGATAGCATAATTCAATTCAATAATTTCTTTGTTAGTTAATAACATTTTTAACTTCTCCTTTTATTTTAAACAACCTCTTCCCATAAATCCAAATCAATATCACCATCAACATCAAACTCCAGCACATTATCACCAGCAACTTGAGGTTTATGTATCAATACCTCATTTTGTCGTGCATGATTATTACTCCCTCTAAATTCAATTGTTAATTTTATGTTTTGAGTATCAGAACTACCAGATTGTTTCCATACACTATGTGAAACTTTTCTATTCAATTTTGTTTGAAATTCACCTTTAAGTTTTTTAACTTTCAATGTATCAAAACCTAACACATGTGATAAACCCTTGCCACCATACAATGGAATTTTAAGAACATCATATATCACATTCTTTTCAAATGTAGTAATACTACTAATTATTTGTGCAAAATTAGCATTAAATGTGTTAGGTCCAGTTGTAATAGTTCCCTTTTTAGTTACTGAATTATATACTAAATTAAGTTCACCAGTATTCCAACTCATCCCATTTAGTTGAGTTCTATATTTACCCCAGTCTTCATAAAATGTTAAATCTCCCCAAGGTACATTAAAACGTTTTATTTTCAATCTATATTTTTTATTAATACTTGTAATTATAAGATTATTAACATAGATATAATCAACAGGCTCTTCCGCAGTACCAATATTATTTATTATACCTTCCATTGAATGATTTTCCAAATGTATACCGTCATCCCCAAATTCAATATTTGTAGTTCTAATATCTGTCAAATATGATTTACGAATATACTCATCACTATTTCCAAACCTGTCAGCATTTATTTCTTTCCAAAAAACCCCCTGACTCGGATTTGCTTTTATTTTTCTACCTTCACCTCGTGGAACAAGGTCACCATCTATGTCAATAGTTCGTCTATCACCTGAATCAGAACCTTTACTACCACGTATAGCATACGTATATAATTTATTCCAGTAATGTTTTTCTTGTCCCAAATCATGATATCCAGAACGTGCCGGTTCAATATTACCATATGTTCTTATCTTACCACCAGCAAATAATAAAATATCTTTATCTTCACCAAGATAGCCAGTGATATCTTCATCAAAACTATTTATAATTTCATCAATTTCAACAATTCGTTTTCTCCACTCTGCAACTTCAACAGAATCCCTATTTCGAGAAATTGATTTTTGTAAATCTTCTTTCTCTTTCACAAGTTCATAATAATCAGCATCACTACGAAAAATTGTATTCCACATTTTTGTTATAATTGATTGAGCGTCCAAATTTGTGTCATTTTCATATTTCGCATTTAATGTAACCATAGCAATGTCAAACAACCCACGTACCAACAAATCATAATTAGCAGGAGATACATCTTGTTCAGTTTCATATGTTGATGTCATTCTCAATGATGAAATATTTCCTCGAATGTAATTATAATTCTTTTGACGTTTTGTGTAATAATAATCCCCATCATCATAATATGCTGCCATTGCACTATTATGATACGGACCAACAACAACGTCTGTGTTATAAAAATCAGCCACAGTATCAGAAGAGTCCAATCTCACATAATATCCATTAAAATTTTCATCATTATTTACAGCAGACATATTATCATCAAACAATTCAAAATTGTCATATAAGAACAAATGTCCCCATCTATTATCTTTTAATCCGAGTCCCAATTCTTTATCATATTTCGGAATAAATGAGTACCGTACATCATCTCCACTTAAACAAGCACCATACATATCAACTTCACAATGTCCACGTTCCATAGTACGCATTGTTGTTCTGATTCTTTTTGACTCTATCCCTTGACTTGATACATATTGCATACAAAGTTGAGGCATGTCACGTTCAGCACTTATAACTGGTTTGTTTACATATTCGAAAGTAGCAGCCATTAACTTCGCAACGCTTCTATCAGGGTCACCAGCTATAACTCCACCAATTTCATCAACACCTAATCTATTGATAATATATACACTACCGTCATACATTAATCCATAATTACCATCTTGTTCATTAGTAGTTCTTATCCAGTAGTCCCCAGATGTAGAATAAATTACATTTTCAAATCCATTGGATGTTGTTGCTAATTCTATTTGAAAATCAATTGTAAATTCAGTAACCCCAATATTATTATTTGTAATATTCTGACCTTGTAATATTTGTGGTTCAGGAATTATAACTTGCCCAAAAAGAAATGGGTCACCAATTAAAACTCCATCAGCACTTCTTTTAACACCATACAAACCAATTTTATTAAATTTAAATTGACCATCATTGATATTCATAGTCACTTTAAAATTACCTCTACTATTATCACCCGAACTAATCACATGTTGATATGAAACACCACGATATAAAAATCTTAAATCTGGGTCATCAACATCTTCAGGACCATATCCTTCTGCTGATGTGGGAGGAACAGTAATATCATATCCGGCATTAGACAACACCCATTCTGTGCCAACATTCCCCGGTGATTCAACAGTATCCGCAGTAAAGTGTTCACTTATTGCACTAACACCATTAAATTGATTTATGCTAAAAACATTTCTATGTGAAAAATTAGTAATAGTTGTTTCAGAACCACCAACAACAACAGTTTCAGAACCGGTTTGTACCAAATATTTTTTCTCAGGTGACAACCCATAAATATCAGTACCAGACAAATTCCATAAAATTTCACCTTGTGGTATTGTATCCACAGAACTTGTACATGTGGCAATTTCAGTTGCACTTATACTTGTATCAGTGGGGTCTATCGTTGTATCTATTCTATAATCATAAACAGGTAAGTAATAAGCGAGTTCGATATAAATACCATGTGTATTAGCGTTATCTACCTCGTTTAAACCTGTTTCTGTTATCATTGCATACTGTGCCATTAATATTTTCTCCTTATAATAAACACTGTGTTTATCTATATTTATATTTATACTTTTTATTCATTCCAATAATCTGCATTACCATCACTTATCATAGTGATGTGTTTTCTATATCTAACATATGGTTGTACATATATTGTTTTAAATGATTCAAAAACACCAGTAATACCTTCAAACACAGTATTGATTGGTTTTATTGCCTTTATTGCTTCAGAAATTAATTCTTGTCTTTTTAAATCTGTTGATAAATTCCCATTATTCATACTTTCAAGAATATCAAACCACAACTTGAAATGTGGTGTTGGGAAATACCCATTAGGGATATTTGAAATATCTTCATTAGTGGTAGTCAAATCAACATCAGTCAAAACCCAATCTGCATTATTTTCAGATTGTGTAATCTCTCTCAACACACCAATATATTTACTTCTATTTTCCTTAAATTTTTTCCACTCTACCGGGTCACATTTCAACTCATTTAATTCTGTAGATGTCAAATTTTCAGGATGAGTATATTTTCCTTCATCTGGATTAACACCATAATTATTTGGGTCTTGACCACCATACTCTAAAGTATCAATACCAATCCCTGTTGTTGGGTCTTTATAATTTTTTGTAAAATAATAAATGAAATCCCCAACAAGTCCAAAAGAATACAACATCATCTTAATAGAATTACGTGTTGTCTTAATCTTATACCATGTTGGTAAATTACGAATCATGAATCTCAAATATTTATTTTGGTCAATCAAATCACTATCAGTTGCACCCGAAAGTATCCCATCAAACCCGACATTATTACGACTCAACCCAACATCATATCCAAGATTACTTGCATAAAATTGTATCAACTCTATCGGTATAAGGTCCGGGTCAAATAACTCTGTCAATCTATATATTTTTTCCAATACAGAAATATTTTCTTTTGGTCTTGTACAGTTCACTAAATTGTCAACATAAATTTCCCCAACATCAATTGATGGTGTTTCAACAATATTTCCTGAAGTTGAAGACACATCAACATATTGCTCATGTGTAAATGAATTATCAACAGCAGATAATAAACACCCAGAAACTTCACACCCGATTATAGGTAAATCAGTTGAACTTAACACATATCCGTCTTTTCCCGGATACATTTCATTCATATAATCTTCAAACACACCAACATATTGTGACGTCTCAGTATCGTCTAATCTATTTGGTAACATCAATGTTAAATTGATATCACGGGTAGCACCCCATCTAATATCATCAGGAGCATAAACTGTAATATAATTTTCTTTAAGTAAACATGCTGATAACACACCAATATTAATAGCAGCAAATGTATATTTAGTTACAACACACCCGTCAACGTCATAAGCAGACACACCATATATGATATCATCAATAGCAGTAACAGCGTAATTTCCGGCACTAACAGCCGATGTATCAAGCCACCCAATACCATTGTCAATAAATGCAGATGTCGCACCACTTGTTTCCCAATATAAAGTAGTGTTAGCAATTCCACTTTCAAGATTAACAACATTTGGATTAAATGTAAACAAATTAATTTTTAATGGATTCCCATCAACCACAATTGTAAACAGTTCAATTTCAGAACCACACTCATAAGGAGACGCTGTTGTGTACACTTCTAATGTTGCACTTGTTTCCCCTGGTGTAAATTCTTTTTCAACTTGTTGACCATACAATATATCACCATCTTCAAATGTCCACTTATACTCAACACCAGATGTATCAGAACTACCTGACAACATAACGGTTTGATAAGAGTAATCACAAATTGAACTATAAGCATAATCTCCATTAGCAGATACTGATGGTTGTGGTGTAAGTGTAAGTGTTGTTGTGTCGGTATCAAATTGACCATTAGTAGCCGATACTAATAACCCAATAACCATCTCACCAGTAGCACTAACTCCTAACACACTTACATATATGTCGTCAACAGCAGACACAGCACTTGATATATTAGAAATCCCAAATGCACTCAAATCCCATTCAAACCAATTAATTGTACCCCCAACTTGTGGGTCAATACTTCCTGTACCATCAAGAGTAATATTAGTCGAACTTACTCCCGGTGGTAAACAATATGATTGGTCTGCACCTGCGTCTGCACTTGGTGAAAAAATACCTTCAACATTAACAGTAACATCATCAGAAGCAGATAGCCCACTCAAATCAAAAACCGTTAATGTGTATGTGTAATCACCATTTGCTAATTGTGAATGGTCAGCAGATACAGTGGCTGAAATTGAAGTTCCACTCAAATCCCATTGATATGAAGCAATCGAACCATCAGGGTCATAACTTTCACTACCATCAAGATTAAATATTTGTCCACCAGCAACTATATTTGGTGTTGCACTTGCTATTGCAACAGGTGGTATCAAACCAATCAAATACACCTGATAAGGGGCAGTTCCAGATTGTCCACAACTATCCCATACTGTCAAATTAAAATCATGAAATCCAACTCCTGATAATGCAGAAGTGAATGTTTCAGTCGTTGCAAGAACCTCCCCACTACCAGATGTCCATAAATATGAATCTATTGGTTGCCCATCAGGGTCATAACTTGCACTTGCATTGAACGTTATTGGAAAACCACTCGTTGTTGTAATTGAACCAACCTGATATACTCCCGGGTCTGCTACAGGATCTTGATAGTAAACATTCTGAATATATGCTTGTGTATGCATTACACCAATTGGATTCCATGCCGACATCCTATAAATTGTTGGAAGGTTTGCTGATATAGAGAATGAACTAACAGTATAATTATAATATGGGAGTGGAATATCAAACCACCCTACTCCATTATCTATAAATGCACTAACTGCAAATCTTGTTCTGAATGTCATATCAAAGTCAACACCAGAACACACAGGATTTGGTACAGCACCAAAATACCATATCTGAGGGTCGATTATATGGTCAATCCGCGTCACCGCCCTAACAACGGTTCCCTCTGCACCATATCCAGATAATATATATACAAATGTACCACTCACATTAGGTACATGCAACGTACCTGCACTAATAGCGGATGTATCTATCCAAAATGAATAATTAGCTGCACCAACAACTCGCATAAATGCACTAACACAACCAGACGTTACCCACCCAACTTCAGCAGAAGTGTAATGTTCTACCGGACTGATAGCAGATAATATAATTATTTCAGGAACTTCAGCGGAGGTTGATATTACCGTAACATCAACAGCACTAACATCCGTGCCATAAGCATTCCATGCAGACAATATATATGTTGTGTCAACAGTCGGACTCACCGTAGTTGAACCGGTTAAACTAACAACTCCTATAAGATTATCAAACCAAGAAACTGTGGTATCTGTGCCGCTTGTAACAGCCCAATTTAAATCAGTTGAATTACCACTTGTTATAATTGGATTGACAGCACTTAAATATGTAATATCAGGTCCAACCACACTAACTCCAGATGTTCCACTCGTTATTGTAAAATCACTCCAACCATAAATATTGGAGTTCCATTTATCAGTATGGAAAAATCCTGCATACCCCGCAGAATTTTCATAAGTAGTATCAACGTGTGTACCAGAAGCCACAAGGCTTCCACCAGAATTATACCATGCAACATAAAAATCATACCCATTTGATATCGTACAAACAATAGTACCGTCATTAGGAAGGTCAGTCTTATTGGGCCATATCTCAGAAGTCAATGGGAATCCATCAGGTCTATATAATGGAATCTTTACATCACCTTGACCAATTGCATTACCTTGTCCTTGCCACTGATTAGTATTATCTGTTGCAAAATAAATACCTTTCACGTCAAGATTACCCGGATTCAAACGTAACCCGTGGAAATGTGTATTATCTATGTATTTAATGATAAGATGATTATCACACCCGTTGTACTCATCCAACCCCACATGTGAAGCAGAAATGGTGCGGTTTGTAGCAGGTGGTACCGACACATCAGCAATTAAAAACCCCGGACGATAAGCAACACCGTCTTGTGTTTTTAATACACCATTGTCTACCCACCAATTTCTATATACACTATATCCATCAACAGCATAATAATTGAATGCACTCAAATCGTTGTCAAAACTATCATAAAAAGTAGCCATCTATATCCTCAAATTTTATTTATCTATTTATATTTATGTTTTAATTCTGTACATCACACAGCAACGCACATCATATTGTTGTCCATTAAAACCATAATAAACCCATTCAGCTCTATCACTTGCACATGTTACATAATCATTGATTCCTCCAGATATTCCATAATCAAACCACCATCTAAATTCAAAAGGTTCCCATACATCAACATATCTTCCCGTCGGTTCATAACCATACACATGAAAATCAACCAACAGAGGTGTAGAACCTGTTCGTGGAACAGCACTAAAATCAAAATCAAACGCTTTTGTTGTTGTAACTTCAACTACAGGTACAACTAATTTTATAACACCAACTACACCAATACTTTGATTATTAATTGCACTTAACGCAGGATACAATAAAATTGCCGCTGGATTAGCACTAATCAACGCATTATTAAATCCTTCGCCAAAATAAAAAGAACCTATATGTCCAGTACCTGACGTCGCACTCACCTCCAGAAACGAATATGCACCTTCAGATAATCGAAGCCCATCAAACAAACCATTATTATACCCATTGGTAATTCTAAATGTTTCAGTAGCACCACCATCCACCAAATTAAAATTGGTATATGCCATAAACTGTTTGTTTTTATAATAAGCTGCTTGGTCTGTTGTATTACCTTTATCTGTATATCGCAAAATATATGAATTTTCAACAGGTTCAACATAATCAACAACGTCACCCGGGCTACCTAAATGATAAGTTGTAAAGTCCGATAAATTTGTCACATTATTATTCATTTTGACAACATTATATGATTCAAATCCCATATCGGTCATAGATGTTGCTTCAATAAAATCAAGACAATTATAAACAGAATCATATGATTCATACGTTACAATATGTTTTTGCCATTGACCAAAATAATAAGATATATCAAAAGTACATCCATAAAATGATATATCACCATGTGCACTCGTACTTATAGTTTCGTCATCAAGACCTTGATAATGCTCCACATACATTTTTTCAAATTTTGACGCTTTGAATCCAACATCTCTGAATTCAAAATTAAATTTCTTTTCAGGTTGTTGCCACTCAATCAAAGTAACAACCAAACCACCATAACCTTCAACATAGTCATCTTCATCACCAAGGTATCTGTCAAACATAAAATCTTTTATTTTTAATGTGACTTCATCACCAAGAGAATATGCTGACATATTTCCCAAATCAAAAATACCAAAATCATTAAAAGATTCTTCGTCACCCCCATCACCATTAACTCGATAAATAACAACAGGAGGTCCATTCGTTTCAATATCCCATCCCCGTATATCTACATCACCACTTAATGATTCATGTATACTTACGAAACAGTCAAAGTTATAAAATTCAAACTCTGGATTTTCTATTTCAAGAAAATTAATATTTTTATTTCCCCTGACATACATAACATCAACAGAAAGTGCTGATGTACCAGCAAGTCCACCTCCAATAACATAATCAGGGTTATAAAAATTAACAAATTGGTTATAATTAAAAGGACTCCCTTTTGTCCCATAACCAACATCCACACCTTCTGTTATGTCTGTATAAAATGATTTTGGTGGTATGAATGCATAATGCCCAAACGCCAATCGTTTATCAACAGTAATACCATAATCATACCCATTATCAATTCTAAATGCTTCAGTAGCACCACCACTCGGTATATTAAAATTTCTATAATCCATTGTAGCTGAATTTGAAAAATATGCATGTTGAATGTCAACCGCACTTGATGTCGTATCAGAAATAACAATATCATCTATATAAACAGGTTCATTGGCATTAGTTGTATCACCACTTGAAATTTGAAAAATATCACTATATGAAATATTGTTTTCGAAAACCCAAGTTGTTGCAGAAGAATAATATGATTGAGCACCCGCTTGTATTTCCACTCCAGGAATCACAGAATCATATACTTCGAAATTATCAATAGTATATATATCTTTAAACTGTGTAGCCATAATTGTACACCCATACACTTCAAAATTAGGATGAGCACTTACCACCATGTCTACATTAAGACCACTAAATAAATATGCACCATATCCCTGAGTTGCAATAAATGTAGAATTTTTTAATTTGATATTTAATTTTTTAGCTAAATTCTCCTGACCATTACCAAACATATGATAATTACCAGAATCAGATATCCGTTTAGCATTTAAAACAAAATCCTTTATCGTTGCTGATAATTCTCCACCATAACCCTGTCCACTCAACCCTAAATTAAAAAACTGCATATCAAGACCATCAGAAGGAACATATAACAATGGCGGTCCATAAGCACTCAAATCCCATGCTTCTATATCAATAGAACCACTTAAAGAATCATGAAAACTAAAAAAACTATACTCGGAAATTGATGAACTTAATGCGGAAGTCATTAATCCCACATCAGAATACCCTCTAACCTTAACAATATCCCCATCAATAGCAGATACTCCAGGTATCGCAGATGTCTCCAAATCACTTGGATTAAATTCTATATTATAATCTGGATCAAGATAATTTACAAATTGATTATAATTAAACGGTGCGTCATCTGCACCAGTGCCAGACGTTGTACCACTTGTTATATTTACATAATACGTAGACATTTATTTTTTCCTTTTATTTTTACTATGACCTGTCAGGCAATACATCACAAACCAAATAAGTAATTACTTGAACATTATATGGTAATGCAATATTCGCAACTAATGTTGCTTTAGCAATTGTTCCAATTTCAAAATCATGTGGTGCAATACAGACAGAAACAACTTCATATTCCCCCCCCGCTAAAACAGTCGTAGAAACGGTTTGTGAATCAATTTCCCATGTTGTTGATACAACACCATCAGAATCAACTAATCTTACATTTAATAACTCTACAGGTACTGTATAATTATTTATATAAACTAATTTAACATAATGTTCATTATCTATACTATTAGGAACTTTTTGAACTTTGATAGATTCAGTTTTATTTGTAGTAACGCCACCATTAAACCCATACCACATATCATTACTAACATTTCCAGAACATGTTATTGGATATTCCACTCGCGATCCTCCAAATAAACCAGTTTCATAATTTGGATAATCTGGATAATTATATCCCGGATTAGGTGGACATAAAATATCATTAAATGGTCCAAATTCATTTTTATTAGAAATCACATAATCCAAAGATTTTTTATAAAATTTATTATTCGGCGTAAACGGATAGCTATCTACCTGTAAATCACCCCATTTGTATTGATTATCATAATTGTCATCAGGACCTAATCTTTCATTTCTTCCCATAAAGTATTGATTTTGTTTTTCAGCACTATCACCCATAACACAATTCAAAATAACATAAACTGCGGATTCGATTGAACACTTAATATATTGCCCAACAAAACTATCAACAAAAGAAATCATATTTTGATTGGGTTCTATTTGACCAGTGGATGGATTTGCAATTTCCAAAGAATTCCTACCATCATTTCCAATATTTTCATTATCAATTCCCATACCATGATATTGTGACGTCCCTGATAGTGTATATCCTGTAGACGCTGACAATGGATACGACTCACTATCAGTATTATGATAATGTTTCATCAATGGATCAATGCCAGTTATCAACTTATTACCCATTGCACTTACCGTTGATGGATTTCCTTGCCAATAAAACATAGTGTCACCGGCAATTTTATAAAACGCATTATTATTAACAACATGTTCTTGTGTGTTTTGTAATTGTGTGTCCACACAATACCCATTTGTGAATGTTCCAGTTGGTTCATAGTAAAATGAATTATTAACTATATGATACAATTCAACGTCATTGGATCCTGTGTCTGGTTTAACAATACCCCTATTATCACTATTATCTTCAAATATAATAGTGTTGTTAGAAATGTCAACACCTTCACCATACCCACCATTTATGCTTGTAAATATACCAACTGATTCACCATACAACCGAAAAACATTAGAATGGAATATAAGATTATTAAGACTCCCGTTAGCAGCCAATCCTTTTGAGTCAAAATTCATATTATAAAAAACATTAGCATGTATATCCATGCCAAAATCCTCAATCTCATATGATTCTATACCAACACCAGTACCACCATTGAGAGAATTAAAATCAATGCTATTATCATACACATTAATCCTATCACAATTTTCAATTTTAATACCATACCCAAAACTGATAGTCGGAACTTCAATATGACAATTATAAACTTTACAGTATTTTGAATCTTTCATATAAATAGAAATAGCGTCACTTGTAACAGTGGAACTATAAAATTTACAATTCTGAATAAATATACCATTCACTGCATTCAAAAAAATTAAAGAACCATTATCAAAACTATTTTTAAAAAAATTAACACCCTTTATTAACGCACCAGACGCACCTTTTTTAAAAGTTATCCCAAAACCACCATCTTTTAATTTCACATGAATCCCATTATCATCAAGATGTGTTCTTATGACAACACCTTTATCAATGTCTACATCATAAGTAGAATCATCAATTATACATACACCATCTGGGCATGGATTATATAATACAATCTCATCTCCATCAAATAAATTAATTTTTGTAGCCGGATTCACAACCAATTGATAAAAATTATTTGCTCCTTTTTCCGGTCTATCATACGGACGCAAAGCATTACTACTCGCATTGCGTGAATTTATATAATAAATTGCCATTTTTTCTCCTTAGTTTGGTATAAAATCATAATAAAATATAGCAAATCCCTTTTCAGCAATAATAGTTGACCCATGATTGTTTGCATATGTATTATATATTTTTCTATCCTCATTTTGGGATTCTGTAAGTTTAATATACCCTGAATAACGACTTTCATCATCATCAGAAGAATTCCACACAATAACCATATTATATACAAATGAAATTTCGAGATTTGGTACAATATATAACCCCGGTGAATCTCCCTCTTTTATGTTATACATAATTCCATTTTTTAAAGTTGCACCATCAAAAGAAATTCTATCTGTGTAATAGTTGTTCATGTCCACACGGAAAGGATACCTAATATCCCAAATCAACATCCAAGGACCAGTCGCACTAAAATCCCACGAATCTATTTCATAAAATCTGTCTGGTATACACCTATAACTAATATCATCAACTGTTCTATAACCAGTAAAATAAAATTTACTTTTGTAATCAGCAGTTGGAAGCACATTTCTAAGTTTTCCTTCATCATATTCGTCAATTGATGTGACTGTAACAAACTCATCAAAAGTTAATGGGTAATCTTCTGAACCATTAATATATGAAAATCCACAACGAGATTGCATTTTTAAATACCCAAATCCAGAACCAGTTGGTGTATCAGCTTTAATGAGATATGCTTCACTTGGAAACAAATCATCAAATATATACGAATATTCAATCCACGTGTCAGTAAATTTAATATAAAATTTTATCTGATTTGTGAATGGTCCAACATTTGTTTTAACCTTAATACCAACATCTCTTAAAGAATTTGCACAATTTAAATCCTTTAAAAGCCCCATCTTTTTTAAATTATATTTCACCTGATATGTAACACCATTTAATTTAAACAATATTTTATCATTATTATAATCCCATTGAACTTTCATTAAATCTGTATTACCATCAGCAGAAACTAAACTAACAGATGGAATTGGATCTCGACCTGTTCTTACAAATGACCATTCATAATCAAAAGCATAAGACGCAGATGTGTCAATTAAATATTGCTCATCACCAGTTGCACAATTATCTCCCCACATATCAACAACAGAAAAATTACTTTTAAATGCTGTTCCCCACCCGGAATCTAATTCACCACTTTCAAAGGTATCATATACACCAGTTCTTTTATAAAGCCATTTATCACTGTAATCATACTTGCTATCCAAATTTACATAATGTTCCTCTTGTGGACGGTCAAGTATTTGTATTGGCACACTATCAATATACACTTCATTATTCATAGATTTTGCACCAAAAAATACACGATAATATCCCTTTTGTATATATTTAAATTCTTCATAATGACTATATTGTTGATGTGCAAACATTCCACTATCAGGATAACTATTTTTTTCCCAAAACATATTATTATTTGTATATTTTGTTGGGTATTGAGAAAAATCAGTTCCCCATAATTTAAAAGTCTGTCCACTATCAACAGATGTGTTATCCACTTGCAAATCTATAATATCGTGTGTGTATGCTGACAAAACCCCATTACCATCCAGTCCAGATGAAAAATAATCTTGATAACAATCATCAACAACACGATTCAATATCATTTCAAATGATGGTGTTAATACAATATATGCTGGTTCTTGACCAAATATAGAATACCATCTATTATGCGAATATATTTCAACATCAACTCTTCTGTCTCCATATGTATTATAAGAATGAGTCACACCAAATGCAGATGTTGCAGATGAAATACTCTCATTAGCATATTCATTATAAGAATCATCAAATAGCCATTTATATAAACTTGGTTTATATAAATCATCATACACTGTACCACCGCTCAAATTAAACGCTGAGATTGACATTACATCACCCGCACTCACAATTGATACAAATGCGTCCCCCAATGGAGGGAATGATAATGCCCCAATACCATCTCGATATTTAGTAAATTGATATGGTGATATGTCATATTCATCATACACTGTACCAACAATAGTACTTGTCAATCCAGATACAGAAATATCAATCCACGATTCATTCAAATAATTAAAATCTGCGGATTGACTCATATTTACAAATGATTCATCACATGCACTACATCCACTCCAACTAAGTTGGACATTCCCATCAATATTAAAATCTGCTATATTAAACAAATTATATAATGTGTCTATATTACCACCACGTACAAATCCTGTCAATGGTGATGAAAATACACACTGCCTAACTAAAGCATTGATGACGTCATATTCTTTAATCTTTGCACTTGGGAACCCATAAAAATAGTCAAATCTGTTAAATACACTATTAACTAAATTAATAGAATTTCCTGATGTATATGTATTATTAACAATTATAGAACCACCCTCTTCTCTATTGTTAATAATGGAATTCACTATGTCAATATGGTGATAATTGTTAAAACTAAACGAATGAATATTATTATCAATATCCATAACGGCTGACGTATAAATTTTAGTGTTTATAATACCAATTCTATTTGTGTTGCTGTCAACATCATCAAACAACACATTATCATCTGCAACACCAAATGATATTCTGGTATTAACTCCTACTAATTCAATTTCACCATTAACTAATTCAAGAACATCATTATTAGAAACAATCCTAATTTGTCCATTTGTGACATTGAAATCCGAACCACTAACAGTTATCATCCACGGTTCTTGGACATCAACAGATTCATTTTCCCAATTTTTAATAACCACATGTCTATTTGTATGAGGAGTTTCAAATAATGTATCAACACCCAATTCAGCAACATCACTTGAACTGTCGGTGTCAAGTATGGCACTTCCCTTTACATGAAAAGTTTGGTCTTTCCCGTGGTCATAATACAAATAATCTCTAAATTGGTGTATAGTCAATGGATTTGTGCGTGTACCTGCCTTTGTAAATTCATTACATTCTATGATGTTACGTTGGTCATAAAGACCATATGAAGTTCTCACATTTCCTATATTTACATAAATTTCACTAAACTCTTCCATTTATTTCCTCTTTATTTTTTATAAACATAGTTTATTGTTGATAAATTAACTTTGATTATTTCTGAACCAAGAGAATATCCACCTCTAAGAAAATTATCTTCATTATCATGTTCAGGATAAACATTTCCATTACTATCAAGTAAATTTGCTTTAATTGTATAAGACAAATCTTTGTGAATTCTTGTTACAACTCTAATAAAATCACAATCTTGTGTTATAGGAAAAAACCTATTAAATGATTTGAATGACGCACTTGGGCTTACATATCCCAAAAATTTTCTATAATTAACAATCCAATCATCATTACTATCTTTATATTTTGAATTATTCACATCAGCCAAATTATCTGGTGGTACTTGTTGTTCCGCAAGAATAACCAATTCATCAAATAATTTTTTCAAGAAATCATTAAAAAATGTTCTTTCATTGATGTAATTTTGAATCTGATATATTTTCTTTTCTAATTCAACGGGCCAGTTTATATAAAACTTTCTCAATTCATTAAGTTCAGGATAACTTCCAGTCCCTTCCAAATAATTAATCAACATACTGAAAAATATAACCACCAATTCAGACCCATATGTAACAAGAGTTGGGTCATCCCAACCTTGATAATATTTATTTTCCTCATTGTTAACACCTGCGGTAATATCTTCAGGAATCAATTTAATATCAGCATTAATAATACCCGGATGTGTTTCAAATTGATTTATGATTTTTGAAATATATATCGGTGCATTAAAATCAGCATTCAAATTCACCCATTCATATAATTTATTATTCAATTCAGTTTTTAATGCTTCTTTGTCATACAATGATTTTACATAAACCGTACCCTCAACATTAAAATTATGAATAAGTGGTGAAATGTAAATATTTTTAACATTCAATTGTGCTCGTATATCCAATTCATTAACAACTTGAGTTATCTTTCCACTAATTTCCCCATCAATACGTACAGCAATAGAATTTAATTCTCTGTTAGTGACCGCTAAATCTTCTGCCAATGATCCATAAAATTCATAAATATAACAAGATGTGTCAGTATCAAATGCAAATTCATATCGACTACCACTTGTAATCCAATTTACAACATCCTCACTACCATTATCAAAAGCATTTTGATTATAGTTAGCATTATCAAAGACATTTGCTCTGTTGTCTATAAATGCTTCAATTTCTGTATTTATTTTATCAGCAACATCAGTCATTGTTGGGTTTGATAATGTTGAAAAATCTACAACAACTTCCCCATCTGCTAAGATATTACTTGCATTTGCGTCAATATCAGATTTATATTTAAATTTTAAAACACCATTGTCACCATATTCATTAACAAAATAAATTGGAGCGGTTCTTATTAAATCACCAACAATTTTATTATAATAATAAAGAATATCATATTTCTTTAATTGGTATGCAATGGCTTGTCGTGTATACACATTAAAATAACTCTGAATCTGAATTGAGTATGGGTCATAATTTAAATCAAGCACAGCAGTGTCTAATAAATTATCTGTAGTTTTTACAGAATAGATATTACCATCTAAATTATATAAACTACCAACAACTGAAAATAATGCAACATTAAACATTTTTATGTCAGCAAAAACTCCTGCAAAATCACGTTCCTCTTGTTCACCCCACGCTATTGCATTTTGAACAACAATAGGTGATTTTAAAGTTTTCAAGAAATTTATATAATCTGATTTAGAAACCAATCTATCAAGAGAATAATATATTTTTGGTGCAGAAAATTTTATTGAATCATTATCTTCAATATCAGCACCACCTGTAATATTGGCATGTAATTTGAAAGTTATTTTGTTAGTAACTTCAATACCAGTATTAGTAAATACTTTTCCTGAAAAATTAACTTTGTCATCAATTACACCAACTCTATTACCATCATGACCTTTAGTTGCAAGATATTGAAGATAAACATTATCTTCTCTTGTTATTGGTCCTTTAGCAGCAAATGAACCATCCCCAAAAATCAATTCAATAAATTCATCAGGAGTAGTTCTAATAAAACAAATCTTAGTTGCTGTTGATAAATCATTACTTGCTAACGATTCCCAATTAATTAATGAACGTCTATCAATTTGATATTGAGTTGTTGCGTCTTTTTTATTACCGACATACACTTGTGTAACATCACTGAAAAAGAAATCTTTATCTCCATACACATTTGAAAATTCGTTATCTTCAACTTTATATATTTGAAAATTACTTCCAACTTGTGTATTTGTATTACCAACAATAACACGTTCACGGATATCACCTTGAGTTATAACAATATCATTATCAAATGAATCTTTCGTTAATGTCAATTCAAAATCATCCCCATCATCAACCATCTGTTGAACGACAGTTGGACTTACATTATATGTGTATGTATCAACCAATACAAAATCGTCACCATCATGAGCAAATTTTGTAAAATATGGAATTTGAATTTTATTATCAGCACCCAGTGTTGTATCAAATACACCTGTGAAATTACCACCCAATATAATTTTCAATTTTGATGTAGCAGGTTGAGGTCGTGTTACAACATATCCCAATTGACGTGCCAATAGTATCACAGATGATTTTAACTGAGCTGTATCAAAATAACACTCCTCAGCTCTTCTCTGAACATAATAATTGACCATATCGGTACAACCAACAAACACTTCAATTAAAGTTTGGAATATAGCGGATTCCCGTGGATTATCAAATCTTGTGTCCGCATTTAATTTATCTCGTACTTGCTCATGAATTTTTTCATAAGTTAATTCTGTATATTTTAAAAAATTTTCAGCCATGTCAATTCCTTATTGTGTTATCTTTCTTTGAAACGCAGCTTTCATTTGTCTTTCCAACATAATATATGGAATATAAATAAGAGCACTATTGCCGTCAGGATTGATAGTTAATTGTATTTCACCTTCTATAATTTCAATTCGTGTTTCCCACCGTTGAATAGCACCAACAGTGTCATCAATTAGTCGTTCAAGAAATTCGTTATCCATAGTATCAAAAATTCTCAATTGAAAATCTGAACCAAATGTAGGATTAAACAATCTTTCTCCCGGTAATGTAGACAATATCATTTCTATACTCTGATTGATAACATCTTCATTCTTTATTTCACCCACTGTTTGTGTCTGTACAGAAAAATCAAATGCCCAATCATCAGAATATTTTTTTATTCTTTCAAAATTCATGACAATATCCCTTTATATTATTTATATTATTTTTATTCTTGTTTACATTCAATTGGTGAAACATTTAATGTACCACCAGAAACTTTCGTAATCACCGAATTCGTTGGAACTGTGATTTCTAAATTATCTGTTATATGTTTAAGTATCTCTGGTATTGATACCCTAACAATATTTTCAACCATTATTTCAACAATAGCTTCAATACCTGTATACTTTTCATCCACACTTGCCTTTTCTTTATTTGAATCACCAAACTCCATCATTTGCCCCTGTTCAGTTGGTACAAATGGAAATGTTTCACCAGCAGGTTTACCATTTTTATCAACCATTCCCGGCATGGTCAAGGCAACTTTAGATAACTGTTCAATTATATCTTTTTGTAAATTTTTACCTTCATCCAAAATATCTTCAATTAATGCGTTAGCGTTTAATGCCATAATTATATCCTTTTTAATTATTTATAAAATTTATACAAATTCGAAAATGTGCCCATAAACAATTGATTTTTATACAGTTATCTGACCAGAATGAGGGGACCCAGTTATTATACATGCCGGTAAAGCACAAAAACAGCCCGTTCCTGAAGGAATAACAACCTTACCGTTACTCTTGGTCATAACACCATGATTCAGGTCGAGAATAGTCTTAGCTGCAATTTTAATACCAGCTCCGTTCATTGTTATAGTATTCCCTATCGAATCGGTAATTTCAACCTTAGTAGCGTCCATTGTTATTTTAGCACCAATATTGTGTTCAAATACCATTTTTTGTTTATCAATTTCAATTTTACTTCCAATATTATGTTCAAGCAATGCTTTATTAACATCCATAAAAAACTTAGTACCTGAACTATGTGTCAACGTTGTTTCCTTTTTCTTCCTATCAATTTCAAAAGTGTCCCCATTATCGCTTTCATAAAAAACCATATTGTCAGGATAACTCTTATCCTTATTGGATGGTAAATTACTTGTATCAATTACTTTACTCGAATATCGTGGGATATAAATTTCACCACGTTCAAAATAAACATTCACAATACATTTAACAGGAGGAACAACAAAAGAACCTTTTAACCCACCTCTAAAATTAAAATCAGGAAATGCCCAAGGCAAATCGTTATCTTGGATATTATCTCCATGAACACCATACACTCGAATTTTACATTTGCCTTCTCTATCAGAGTCTTTATTATCAACCACAATACCCGTAAAATTACCTTCGTATTTTTCTTCATACCCTTCATCATCATTAAGAAAAGAATCTAATGTTTCCATTATATCTTTTCCAATTGTCTCTTTTATTCGTTCATTATTTTTATGCATATTTTCACCTTAATTCACATCATATTCTTTAAGCTCTTCTGATTCATTTATACCATTACGACACACGAGTACTTTCTTTTGATATATACCATCAGATGTTATGTTGTGTGTGATTGCTGTTACCAAATAATAACCAGAATACACTTCATTAAAATCACCATTAAGTATTGCAGGAATAGCTAAATTCACTTTATCGAAAAGTTTCACGTCTGTCATTGAGTTGATGTTCAAAATTACTGAATTTGAAAATAAATTATACTTATAAAATAAATTTTGTACAATCCCACGTGGGAACTCTTCAAACACATTCTTATTCCCAAACATACCAACGTTACAAAATATTGATGGTTGACCATCATATCGTTTTTTCTTATTATGTAAATCCGCAATATTCTTTATTTTGTCAACAATACCGCCTTGATATTTACCTTTCAAATCATAAAATCCAAATGTTGCTGCATAATTACTCATCTTATTAAACAACCCATTTAAATTCACAACATCATAAGCGTCAAAAAACATAACACCCTTTTCATCTTCAGCTAAAATGAAATTATCAACACGAGTCTTATCAAATTCTGTATAAAAGTTTTCTTCCTTATCAAATTCAGAATTAAATGATGTGTATACAAAATTGTCTTTAGTGTTTGAATAAAAGAAAACACCATCATTAGAAATATATGAACGTTTCAAAATATGTTTTATGAAATTATAATTATTAGAATTTTGATACCAAATCATTTTATCACTTGACGCAACATTGTGTGGATTAGTAAATTTAATTCCTGTCTCTTTGGCAATCTTTTTCAACACATCAGCACCAGTTCCATTAAATGACCTATTTTTATAAGGAACAAATAAATCCAGAGAATTGGCATATCCAACAAGTTTTACTTTGTTAAAATGATTTGAACCGGAATCCCCATCAAACGACAAATCACTTATAATAAATTCCATATCAATCACAGGCACATCATCTTCAAATTGAGATACCACCACACTCATCACATCTTCATCCAAAATAGGAAATGAGTCAACAAGTCCTCCAACATCATTTATTACAATTTCAATTCTTGGTAAAATTGACAACACATCTTCCCTAATAGTCAATTCTTCGATGTTATTTTTAGTAATAACAATATCTTCAACATTGGAATTAACATTACTTTTATTCTTTATTTTTAATTCTAAATAAAAATGTTGTGCAGGTAATGACATTATAACTCACTTTTTCGTTGTCGTGCTCGTAACTTCAAATTAAAATCAACAATATCTTGTCTATGAGGAACAACAATATCTTGTCCCACTCCAACATCATTCCACCAATCATCAATTTGATTTACTTTTGAAAGAATCCACCAGAAACTCATTGTCCCATACACACGCAATGAAAATAAATCAGGACGTTGTATATCTTGTCGTTTAATATTTTCAAACCGAACAGGTCTCTTAATGTTAAATAAATCCCAATTAGAAAGAATCATATCTCTTTCTAAATTATCTCCAGCAGAAACCACTGGCATATATCTTGTTCTGTTATATTTATCAATCATTATCTACCACCTAATCCAGTTCGTTGTGGTCTATTTATATCAGCATTTTGATTATTAACTTCTGTATTCACATCAGCAACCCTAACACGTGACGCTAATTTATCAACTTCAACAAATCCAACATCTCTAATACCAGACATTATTTTTCTTGTTTCGAGACTTAATATCACGTCAACAAATAATGGTCCTAAATCAGATACTTCTTTTGAAAAAGTAAAATTAGCATTTTTAATTATCATATCAGGATGATAAAAATATTGACCAATCTGAATTCTAACCGGTGGTGGAGCTTTTTTCAATGTAATAATATCATGCATGTCTTCTAACACCGTTTTACTTGCGGTGAGAAACCTACTCGTTCCCCCCTTTAAAGCGTCAACCACCATATTCAAATTTGATGTTGTTGAACGTTTTTTATTAGCATTATCATTCTTAGATGTGTCAGATGTTAATTTTTGTATATATGTATCAGCATGTTTTATAATCGTTGTTTCCAATTCTTTAAGTTTTTTAGTAACCCCAGAATCAGGTTCACCAGGTAAACACATCTTTGCCAATAATAACGCATTGGTTAATGGTTTTCCATTACCTTCCCAGTCAACAATTCTGAATTTTGGAGAGATTTTCAAATATCCATTTTTTCGCCATAATTGTTTTGACATCCATACAGACCCTAATTCACCTCCACCTGCAAGGGCGGTGTAATCAGAAACAGAATTTGCAAAATTACCCATACTTCTAATTATTGGTAATTTAGGAACTCCCATTTTGGTCCATTCACTTGTAACATCAATAGTAACTTGACTGGTAGTAACTCCAATAACAGGTTTTAAATCATTTCTATCAGGATTCCAGAAATGATAATTTGGTACAATCTTAATTACACTATGTCCTGTAGCAGCTCCATCGTTACGCTCATTAGATTGTTTTATTCCCGACTCCAACCACGACGTTGGTTTAAATACATCTATATCTGTAAACATAATTTATTCCTTATAGTTTTCTTCCAGACATTGCTTGCATACTTGACGCTGAAGCAACCTCTGGTTTATTTCTTCTTAATTCCTCTCCAAATCCTGCCACCAGACGGTCTATGTCACCATCTGATAGTGAAACTTGCATAGGTGTATCACTCTTGAGTTTACTTTCGACATTACCTCGTGGTAAATTATATTCATCACCACCTACCTGAGTTGGATTACCTTTCATTAATGTTGGTATTCTGAATTCATTATTAATTGTATCACGTGGACCATACACATCTTTTCCCGGATATGGTTCAACGTGCCATGTTTCTTTCTTACCTTTAGAATTAACATAATTTTTCAATGGTCTATGAAACCCATATTTTTTCATCAACCCCATATTTTCTAATGCATTTGCGTCAACAGATTGCATATCAATAGCCCAACCAAAATTATGAGAACTTCTTTTACTACCATTACGCTTTGCAGAATTAACTTGAATACTATCACCAGTTAAATCATAATATTCTTTTGCCATTGCTAAAAAACCATTTTTCATTTTTGGTTGTAATCCTGCAATATTAGGATTCTCATTTAACACAACACCATAATATTTAGACCCCTGTTTCCGTGGGTCTTTAATTCCACCATCTTCATATATTGAACTGTGGTATTCATCAGCCAATCCAACTTTTCCATTTTTAAAACCAAACATATCAGGTGTAAACTCAGTACTGTGATTAGATTTAACCGAAATTTCATCGCCACCCTTATCTTTATTAGACTTAATAATATTTTGATTTTGTTTATTAAAATATATTAATGCTTCCTGTGCAAATTGTGATTTCTCATCTTCTGACAATCCAAAAAAACCTCTCTTTTTTTTCCATTTTTTCATTAAAGGCAAATTACTGTGTTTATTAATTAACATATCAGCACCAATTCCAGCACCAATTCCTGTCTCATCACCCATCATACGTGTTATAAGATTTATAGATTTGTGGTTTTCCATATACGTCTCTGTAGTTTTTTTATCAAAATTTAATCTCTTAGCACGTTCATATGCAGCACTCGTACCACTCTTTATAACTTCAGATTTCATTCGTTTTGCTTCTTTTCGAGATTCCATCCCATCAGCAATTGCTTTACCTAACTTAAATAATTTTGTGCCTGACCAAATAGCCGCACCGAGAACACCGAGAAGAGCCGGATTCATAAATGCAAATTTTAAAGCTGGGACAATAGCATGCTTCAACACACCAAACAAACCTTTTCCCATTGTTTTTACCAGGGGTCCAAGAAGTCCAGTTTTTCCAGTTAACAACATCCCAATCAATCCACCACCAATGAGCCCTTTATGCTTCCACATAGTCTTCACAATGGATTCTTTATTATCCCAAATAGTTGAGAGTGACCATTTCACAGCCTTCGTTATACCACCCGCTATAGCCTTTCCTGTGTCGATTAATGATTCTTTATTATCCCAAATAGTTGAGAGTGACCATTTCACACCCTTCGTTATACCACCCGCTATAGCCTTTCCTGTGTCGATTAATAATTCTTTACCTCCACCTTCACTATACCAGTTTGATATAAACCCCCAAACACTAATCATTGATTGTTTAATACCAGCTCTTAACTCAGTCACCATCTCACCTTTACCTGTAAGTAAATAACCAATCAATCCACCAATACCAAATCCTTTTAATAGAGTTGAAAAAATTGAAGATTTCTTTTCAGATTTTTCTTTACCATCTTTACGGATACCTAATAATACACCTTCGATATCCCCGATGTTTTTTCTCATACCTTCATCTGGGTCTTTTTTTTGAATGAAATCTTTTGCAGTTTTTCTTTTTTGTGTTGTTGTGACGCTTTTATTAGATATAAACTTTTGTGTTTGCATTTGTAGACGCAGAGCTTCAGCATTACTTTTTTCCAACATTTTGTTTTGTATGAGTAATGT